AAGAGTTTAAGGAAAGGTATAGTAAGGAAGATATTATTAAGATTGGACAAGCCATTGAAACCACTCCCGGTGGAGTGTTTGATTATGTTAAATCCCTTCAGGGGACACCAGAATATGACTTGCTTGTTGAAGTTGTTAGAGCACTTGCGGTGTTTACCGGAGGCGACGTTGAAGCAATAAGGGATCCAGAAGCTTTTGATATAGAAAAGGCAACGGATGTTTTTGACCATTATAGGACATCGTATATGGTTAAGTTGCTAAGGGGATTTTCAGGAGCTTTTAAAGAAAAGAAGCCAACGGTAGATAATCTTAAAATTTCAAGTTATATTTTAAAGGTATTGGCAATGTCCAAAGCAAAGAAGCCCAAATCCGCTTCGCGTGAGTTGTATCGTGGGATGAACTCCCTCAGTGCCAATGCTTTTTTGGCCCTATGCAAGCCCGGTGCTGTATATTCGCTTGGGAAAGTTGTTTCAACATCGTTAGATAAAGGTACTGCGGAGATGTTTGAAACTGATGGCAAGAGATTTGGCTTGGTTTATGTGCTGGATAATTCAAAGGCTCAAAAAGGTGTGTATACCGGTGGAGCTTCCAGTGTATATGCTAGAGAAGGCGAGGTCATCGTGAGCGGCAAGATTAAGGTAAAGTCATTTGAGATGACCCTATTAAGCGAAAACGAAGTGTTGCGATCCGCCATGGGCGATAAGATCGCCTCTTTCGAGCAGCTCGTGGAGTTTGTCGGTTTGATTGAGGGTGTTGTTGAAGATAAGTTTGATAATGTTATTAAGATGTTTGTTTATGCGGAGGTGTTACCATGAATATTGAAAGAAAAGAATTATTACAAATGATTGAAGAAGAGCTGATGGCTGTGCTTAGAGAGTTCAAGATGCCCAAGGTTGCGGTTAAGCCCGACTTTGAAGAGGCTCAAGCGGAGATTATTAGACAATTTGCTATACCCCAAGAGTAGTTTATGAAGTTTTATGTAATTGAGAATTCAAAAATCCCGAAGATGCTATCGCTATTTATTGATGTATGGGCGATTACCCTTTATCCGTTTATTATATGCAAGGGGAAAATGAATCAACAAACAAGAACACATGAAATTATTCACTTGCATCAACAAAGAGAGTTGCTTGTTATTGGGTTTTATGTGTTGTATGTTTTATTTTGGCTTCGGTATCTTATTCAACATAGGTCATTTGTTATGGCATATGCTTGTATTCCGTTTGAAAGAGAGGCTTATGACAATGATACGGAGTTTACCTACCCCTTAAATAGAAAGAGGTTTTCTTGGGTTAAATATTTGCGATTATAGCAAAGTTTTTTCTTGGAAAAATGTGCATGTCATGGTGTGCATTCTTATAAAGTGAGAAAAATTTAGGTCGAGAAGCTTCGCTTGATAAATCGCCCTCCTAGTTACTATAGGGGGGTTTTATGTTATGTTGTTATTATTACATTTATGGGGTTGTTTTTCTGAGCATTATTTAACTTATGAAATTGAGAGGGAGCAAATTGAATATGTTTATATTCAGGACAATTATGTTGCTGGTGAAGAGGATGCTACTTTGCCGCCAATATGGGTTGACTCTTTTCAACAACCGAGGCTTGCAAATGGGGTTGACATTCTTTGGGTGATTGATGGATCTGGGTCGATGAATGATGATGCTCCTCAGATTCTTGGCGGGATTGATGATATGCTTCTTAACTTGCCTTCAATAAGCTGGAGGTTGATGATTCTTTCTATGACTCCCAATGAGTCTGTTTTAAACAATTCATTTCCTTTGCTTCCTGGGGACAATTGGAATGATGCTGTTCAGATGTTTAATGGTAATGTTCAAGGAAACCATGAGCAAGGATGGGCTGCTGTTTATGAATATCTCGAAAACAACGAATGGGCTCGTAACTGGCTAAGAGATGATGCTGCTTTATTGATTGTGTTTGTATCTGATGAAGAAGAACAGTCTAATTTTATGTTCCCAAGCACACTTACCTTTGGCTCTTATCTTGATAGTGTCAGAGAGCAGATCTATATTTCTTCTATTATAAACCTTGATCCATCGGAAAGCTTATGCAATGGTTATTCTCATAATGTTGGAAGAAGGTATTCTGAACTTACTAGCTTATATGGGGGTCAGATCATTGATATCTGTTCTGCTGATTGGTCTCAAGGGGTTGCGGATGCTTCAAACATGTTGGAGCTTAGAGAATCATATGATTTAACCAATGTACCATTAGATCCAGCGGATATTTATGTGTTTGTTGACGGTCAACCTTTTTATGACTTCACTTACAAAGATGCTGAAAACAGAATTGTATTTGATGTGGTTCCACCAGAGGAATCCTTGGTAGAAATAGCTTATTATTACTAATTACAATACTATGTTTATATTACTTTTCTTTATCTCGTTAGTTTTTGCACAAGAGATTATGGTGTATGCTGCTCCGATGCATGTTTATGCAGGCGGAACAAGAGTTGTTAATGTTATGTCAGATAATATTCCATTTATTTCTGCCTCAAAACATGTTAAATTAGCAAAAGTAAAGTCTCTGTATGGCTGGGAGATGGTTGGCGACTCAGAATACATTCTTGTGTGGAATCAAGACACAATAAAGTATAAATTTACTAACTGTGATTACAATATCGACCCTCTTGGCTGCTCTATTAAAAATGGAAATTATTATTTAAAAACAATTGTTCACATGACAGAGGAAGAAGGTTTGATTTCTCAAGTTCTTTATGGAAAAAATGGTCAAATTTTGTCCTCTTCTCAGATTTCTGTTAAAAAAATAATTGTTTGGATAAAACAACAAGAGCTTACTGTGTTTGAAGGTGGATTTCATAAGCCAAAAGAGGAATTACCACTAAAATGGGAGATACCATATAGAATTTTTAGAGAAGATTTTGAGCAATTAAGTTTTAGAACATGGTCTGGAGTAAAATTAAAATGAAAATCAAGATATCAAGCACCAAACAACCGGTTGAGGAAATATCAGCAATGGCCGGAGGAGCAGTTCAAGGGTATGGAGCTCCTTTTCCGGGCAAAAAGAAAGAAGAAATTGATGAAATGTACTCCACTGCTGGTACAATGGGTATGGGATCAGGCAGAATTCCTTCAGAAAGATCTCCAGAGGGTCACGAAAGGTATGTTCGCATGCGACACGACATGCAAGGCTTAAAAAACTTCAAACAAAACAGATATTTTGTGGAAGATAAAGAAAAAAGTCCAAAAATAAAAGTAAAAATTGTAAAAACTATTGAAGAAAGGTGTCAAAAAGGCTATAAAACTCATCCAACAAGAAAAACAAAGAAAATGTTTGGAAAAACATACAGAAATTGTGTTAAAGCCGAAGAAAAAGATCCAGTTTCAAAAGAAATTAGTAAATTAATGGACAAGCCTGGGATGAAACACGATCAAGCAGTCGCAATTGCTCTTTCTATGAAAGAAAAAGGCAAACTTAAAGAAGAAGATCCAAAAAAAGGTACTGGAAAGAAACCAAAAGGCTCTGGAAGACGATTATATACCGATGAAAACCCAAGTGACACTGTAAGTGTAAAATATTCTACTGTTCAGGACATAAAAGATACATTTTCCAAGGCTTCATTTAAATCTAAAAGCCACAAACGACAATCTCAAATAATAAATCTTGTACATCAGCGAGTTAGAGCGGCATATCAAAATGCAAAAGATCCAGAAGTCAAAAAAAGACTAAAAAGAGCATTTGATTATGCAGAAAAAAGAAAAGAAGCTTCAAAAAAGAAGACACAAAGAATGAAAAATGCCAAAAAGTAATTGACAAATTCTTAATTTCATGTTATACTAATATTACAAAACAAAAAAACTATTTAATAAAGCTTATATTATTAATATAACATACACTATAAAGGATGTCAATAAAAAAATGAAAAAAATTAGCTTCGATTTTGATAACACCATCGCAATGGGTTATATGGATGTGACTGTTGAGCCACAAAAACCGGTTTTTCAAGGGTATAATGATGAAATTATTGCCAAAATTAAAAAACACATTGAAGATGGGGACGAGGTTTACATTGTTACTGCAAGAACCAAGTCCTTAGAGCCAAAGTTTCCTGATCAAAACATAGAATTTCACCTAGAAAAGCTTGGTTTGAAGGAATATTTCTGGCCTAACAGGGTTTTTTACACTGCGGCCAAGCAAAAGTATCCTGTTCTAAACACTCTTGGTGTTGAAAAGCATTATGATGACTCAATTGAAGAGCATTATGATGGCCTTGAACAAAATTATGAGGTAATTCAACCACTAGACAGCTACGATGACAGTGTTTCTGTAGGAAAAGTAGTCATTTATGATGAGAATGATCGTATTTTAGTTCTCCAAAGGTCCGATAAGGGTAATTTATGGGACTTGCCCGGTGGTCATCTAAAGCATATTGAGTTAGCTAGAGGTGTTCAGGGCTATGAAGATGGTACCGATAGGGAAGTTTTTGAAGAAACAGGTCTTTTATTGTCTTTTATAAAGGAATTTATGGTATTTGACTTCCTCCATAGAGGAACAAACCATAAAATTCACATGTATTTAAGTAGAATTGACGGAAATGAACCCGAAGTAAGGCTTGATTTGCAAGATCATATAGAGAATATTGATTATAAATGGGTAGACATGGAAGAATTAGAAGGATTAATGGGTCAAACCACCACAAATTTAAGAAAAGCATACGATAATTTAATTGTAAATGTTGAAATAATGAACGAAGAAGAGATATATCAGCTAAAAGTAAAGAAAAAACACAAAGATATGAAGAAAAAACTAATTGGATATGGTGGCAACAAGCACACTGGTGGCGGAAAAGGCCACGAAAGACCAAGTTTTGAAAGATCCAAGTCTGCACCTCCTGGTTTTGGAGCTATGGGGGAGCAAAAAGAAACAAAATCAGAGAAATATCGCAAAATTAAAGTAAAAATAGTGCAAGATATCGAAGAAAGACGGAAAAAAAGACGAAAAAAGAGGAAAAAATCAAGAAAAAGACGCGGATATGGTGCATATTATCCTTATTTTGACATATATGATGGTGGAAGTGTAGGTGATTCAGGGGGTGATGGCGGTGGAGAATGATGATTTTTCAGTCCCTTTAGACCCTGATGCAGAGACTTTGGCATACAAAATGCAACAATTTTTAAAATCAAAAGAAGGTTTTTTGCTACAATTGGTTAAAATCAAGGGAAACAAGCAAACTTACTACTGGTCTATAACACATAAGCAGTTTTCTTTGGTTCATACGAACTCTGAGTTGTATATAGTTCCTTGGGAGCCCACAGAAAAAGGAGAATATTACATTTATTGTCCATCCACTTTCCTGCAGGGTAACATTTTTCTTGTACCAAAAGAAGAAATAATTTTTATGGGGTTCAACTAATGTATCAATTTATCTATTTATCTATGATAATGATGATTTTTTTGTTACTTTATGTTCTAATAGGGCATGAATTAATGGTAGCAACATTATTGTTTTTAATATTACTATCAAACTTAGGAAAAAATAATGAAAATTAAATTAAATGAGTCTCGTCTTAAAGAAATAATCAATGAAGAAATAGAGCTTCTTGAATCGTACGGCGAAGGAAAGATGGCAAAGTCACAACTTTATAGCATCGCAAGATATGCTATCATGCTTCACGATGCTTTGGAAGACGAACAAGAGCTTGAAGGATGGGTTCAAAGCAAGATAACACTTGCCACTGACTATATTAGCAAGGTAAAGCATTATCTAGAGTACGAAATGCAAATAGCAATGAAAGATCCTGAGATGGCGGTTCCTGAAGCTGAACCTATGATGCCAAAATTAGATGAAGAAGACTCTATCTGACCGGATCTTCTAGACTAGGATAGTCTTATGAAAATAATTGATTTACACGGCATTAGACATGAGGATGTTCAAAATTTTTTTTGGCAAAATTGTAAGGATTTTGAAGCCCCCTTCATAGTTATAACTGGAAATTCTGATCGTATGAAAAGAATTGTATTTCTTGTCGCTGATAATCTAGGATTGTCTGTGAGGAATCACATTGATAACCCAGGGAGGCTTATTATATATGAAAGTAATTGACCACATTGCCTTTTTAGTTGATGACCTAGATGTTTCACAAAAATGGTATGAAGATAATCTAGATGCAATTTGTGAATATTCGTCAGAATTTTATCGTAGAATGCGATTTAAAAACTCTTCGGTAGCTCTTATAAGCAAATACCATTACAGCTACAATCACATAGGAATCCTTGTTGATAATAAGGAAGATTTACCCAAAGATGGAGAGAGAGTAGAACACCGAGATGGAACAATTGGAGTTTATACCTTTGACCCAGATGGACATTGCATTGAACACATATGGTATAATGAAGTTTGCAAGAAAATGGTGCGAAATGAAGACACCTGATGATTCTTTCTTAGGTAGCTATAAGGATAAGTTTAAAATCGGCGATCTTGTATTCTGGTACTCTTGGGAAGAAGATGAGAGTTATAAGATACTCACAGTGGTGAACAGAGGAGCCATTATCGATATCATTGATGATTACATTGGACTAACCAAAAGAAAGGTCTGTATGGCAGTTGTCTTGCCATTTGGAGAAACACAGGTTAGGATGGTTCACATCTCAAGTTTAAGAAAACAGGACTAGTTATATTATGAAAAAATTTTTTAAAATAAACAATAAAAGCGATATGGATCTCAGCGAATCTGAGGCTCTGTTTCATGATTTTGGCCAATATGCTCAAAAAGAAATGGGATTCAAAAAACCACCAATGTTGAATTTTGTCTCTGATAAAGCTAACTCAATGAAGCCACTTGGAAAAACAGCTTTTTACAACCCAGATGATATGTCTGTTACTATTTTTACTGATAAAAGACATGTAAAAGATATCATAAGATCTTTGGCACATGAACTTGTGCATCACTTGCAAAATGAAGAAGGTCGTTTAGATGTTGGTGGATATCAGGGCGAAGGCTATGCTCAAAAAAATCTTAAATTAAGAGCCCTTGAAGAAGAGGCAATGAAATTAGGAAACTTATGCATGAGAGACTGGGAAGACAAGTTAAAACAACAAAAACCTACTATTTATAACGAAAGGAGAATATACAGTATGTCTACAAAAGAATGGAAAAACAAGGAGTTGTCTAAACTCATGACTGAAAGATTCGGATTTAAAATGGATCTTAACAAGTTGAACGAAGAAAAACAAGAGAACCTTGAAGAAAACGAAGATCAGCTTGAAGAAGAAGCAAAGCCAGATTTCTTAGATCTTGACAAAGATGGTGACAAAGAAGAATCCATGAAGAAAGCTGCTGAAGATGCCAAAGAAAAGAAAGAGATGGACAAGTGAAAGAAGATATTATAGAAATCAATTCATTACAAGAATTTCTAAATTTAGCCAAGGAAAATAAAATGACTGAAGAAGAAAAAGCATTGCGAGAATATATTAGAAAAAAAATCTCTAAAGCACTTTATGAAAGAGAAAGAAAAGAATATGAACTTCGTAAAGCCATTAGAACAATTCTTCGTGAAGGTGACATATCTGATATTCATCCTCACAGATCAACTGCTGTTAATACATTAGAAGATGTTCTCAAAAAAGCAGTTCCAACTCTTCGTACTGATTATAAAAGACTTACAACCGATAAGTCCCAGAGAGATTCTTTCCGAGCACACATTTTAAAAGCGATGAAAGATGCAGTTGCTCCAGCAATGCAAAATGCAAAATATGGTGCTGGTGGTACTTTGCTTTCAGAACCTTCACCTGTAGCTGATGAAGAAGAAAAGCCTGCAGAAGACTCAAAAATGAATATAGACGATGAACTTGCAGCACTAGAAGAAGCAGACATTGTAATCTCTGATGATGAAAAGAAATTGAATGTTGAACCTGATGAAGAACCAGATGAAAAATCTGATTTTGGTTCTGGTCTAGAAGGCATGGATGAAACTGGTAGAAACATGGCATACACCACATTTAGAAAGATTTCCCAGTATATTCTAGATGCTTTTGATATGTTAGCTAATGCTAATGATAAAGAAGTTTTCATAGATTACCTCCTGACTAATACAAAACTTTATTTCGATAAGTTTGAATCCGAACTCCAGAATACAGTAGAAGAACCTGTTTCTTCAGGAGCATAAATTACAACAACATATATAATATAACATATACTGAATATTATGTCAAGTAATATTATTATCTTTTTTTTTAAAAGTATTATATTATTATAATATTATATTTATATTATTAATATATTATATATATAAAACTATTATGTGGAAAAAGAAATTAAGAGAATATAAAGGTAAATTTGAAAAATACTCTATCAGAAATAAATTGAATAGAGAAAAAAAAATAAATTCTAATTTTGAAGTAATTCTTAATTCTCTAACACTTGAAGAAATAATAGCTCTGAAATTAGAGTTAGCATGTTCTCATGTAAATCATAAGTTTTATGGCTTTCCAATATTCAGATCTATAAAGTATCTTGTAAGAGAAGCTTGTTTGATGTTTGCTTTATCTGCTACCAGAACACCCAAGGATGCAGCTAATCTTTTAGGTATAAGTGAAAGACAGCTTTACGAAGAAATAGAAAAATTTGAACTAAAACCAGAAGATTGTAATTACGAACTCCCAGATGATACTAATTAATCTGAGGTATTTTTATTATGTCTGAACTTGAAGAAAAAAAGAAAAAAGCTGGAACTGAGTCTTCTAAGGAATCATCTCTTAGGGATTGGTTTAAAAGAAAAGGTGCTAAAGGTTCCAAAAGTGGCTGGGTTGATTGTAATGCCCCAGATGGAAAAGGTGGTTACAAAGCTTGTAGACCTACTCCTGGTGCTTGTAAGGAAAGGGGTCGTGGCAAGTCTTGGGGCAAAAAAGGATCAAAGAAAAGGAATGAGTCTATGGATATAACAACAGACAAGCTTAGAGAAATAATTTTAGAAGAATTTCAGAATGTTTTAGATGAAAAAAAAGATGCATGTTATCACAAGGTAAAAGCACGATACAAGGTATGGCCATCAGCATATGCTTCAGGGGCTCTTGTAAAATGTCGTAAGGTTGGTGCTGCGAATTGGGGCAACAAATCAAAGAAAAATGAAGATCTTGAAATGTCTGAAGGTGAAGAAAAAGAATTAATGGAAATCGTAGGTGATTGCACACTTGAAGAAGCTGTTTACCAAGGAAAAACAGTGCCGTTGAACAAACCAATGAGAGGTGATGTTAAGAAATTTAAAGTGTATGTTAATTCTGGAAAAAAAGATGCCGAAGGTCGCATTATAGCGAAGAAAGTAAACTTTGGTCATGGTGGAACATCTGCCAAAGCTAAGGGTGAAAAAACTATGAAAATTCGTAGAAATAACCCAGAAGCTAGAAAGAGCTTTAGGGCTCGTCACAACTGTGACAATCCAGGTCCTAAAACAAAAGCTCGTTATTGGTCTTGTAAAAAATGGTAATGGAGGAATTATGAATGGAGACTTTAATTGAAGGTTTGGCTCAATATGGGCCTCTGGGGATGTGGACAGCATCTTTGCTATGGATGAACTGGCAACAAAGAAAAGATCAAAAAGAAGAAGAAAGAATGGCTTCTGAGAGGCTTCAATATCACCAAGAGACTCTTTTTGAGGCGATGAGAGAACAAAAACATATGCTTGAGAAAGCACTAGAAAAATTAGATGATGGTCTTGATGCAATGAAAGAAAAATATGCTGAAGATCGAATGTTAAGGATGAAGGATAAATAATGTTAACTGCAATTGGCGATGTAATGAGAGAAGCACATAAAAGAGGTTGGATAACAACTCGTGATGGTAACTGTTCTGTTCGTATGAGAAATAGACCGTATCTCTATATCACCCCTTCCGGTGTTAGGAAGACCATCATTCACCCAGAGAGTGTCCAAAAAATAAAAATTGAAGAAGAGCGATTATTAATAAAACCAGAAATGAACCCTTCAGGAGAGCTATGGATGCATTGGAATCTCATGAAAGATAGAAAAGAAACAGTATCAGTTCTTCATCTTCACCCAACTTATTGTGTTGCAGCAATGTATGGTGGTTGGCAACTTAACGATATCGTAAAAGACTTTCCAGAGGTTTTTCGTTATACCAGAACTGGACCAAATGTTCCAAGGCTTGAAGCAACATCAGCAGAGTTAGCTGAACAAACTTATAAAAAATTTCTTGACAATAATGGAAAAATAGCATATGATATTGTTGGTCAAGAGTGCCATGGAGTAACAGCAATAGCAAAAAACCCTTGGGATGCCTTTGAGCATATTGAAAGATTGGAGCACATATGTCAGATAGTACTATCGAGTGGTGTAACACCCTTGAAGTAGGGGATTTAGTTTTATTTAACAGAAGTTATTCTCCAACAGATTACAAATATGGTGATTTAATCAGTAAAGTTGGAATTATACTTTCTAGCAGCAATATTGGGTTCTATAAAGTATCTTTTCCTGTGGGAAATGTAACCAAGAATTACATATTGCATAGAAGTTTTTTAATAAAACTTTAAAAAAAATTTGACAAGAGTGTGGAGATGTGTTATAATATATATACAACAACACATGGAGCACAATGCAAAAATTAGTTTTATTCGACATGGACGGAACACTAACTCCTCCAAGAGAACATTTAGATTATAGCCTTGTTGACACCCTTGCCGAAATATGCAGATTTGCAGAGATTGGTATTGTCAGTGGGAGTGATTACGATTACATAATGCAACAGTGTGGTTTCCTGACTAAGAAAGAAGAAATAAAATTAAAGCTACACATCCTTCCTTGCAATGGAACTAAGCATTGTGCTCCTCCTTTATATAAAAACCAAAATCATAAGAATGTTTTTAGAGAAAATATGAGAAAACATATTGGTGTTGCAAATTTTCAAACAATAATGAAAAAACTAATAGATTACCAAAACTATATTGTTAGTCATTTTGATCTGCCGTTAACAGGTCATTTTATTTCCTATCGTGAATCAATGATAAATTGGTGTCCAATAGGAAGAAATGCTACAAATTCAGATAGAAATTCATTTACACAATTTGATAAAAGTTCCGGAGTGTCTTCTTTTAGGAGAACACTTCTTAAGAATTTAGTTGAAGAGTTTGAAAACTCTAGAATTCCTGTTACGGTTAAATTAGGCGGAGAAACAAGTTTTGATATTTACCCAAATGGCTGGGACAAGACATTTGCTTTAACACATTTTCCAGATCACGAAGTGTATTTTTTAGGAGATCGCTGCGGTGATAATGGAAACGATAAGGAAATTTTTGATGCTCTTCAGCCCCATCGAAGTTTTTGGGTCGATGATACGAAACACACAAACGAAATTTTAAAAACAATTATTTTACCTGCACTGGAAAGCTAATGAGTAATTTAAAAAATATTATAAGAAGAGCCATTAAAAATGGCTTTGATCTTACTTATATTCCTGATTATAAGCCACACACTTTTGCGACTGGTCTTTATCATTATCTTGTTTCACAACAGTTTTTTTGTTATCAAGAGGATAATAAAATTTTCGTTGGTGTCGATATTCTAGAGGATATAGCAGAGGTTTCGATTGAAGAAGCCACTATGAAGATTAACCCTTTAAAAGAGTCTGGATTCTATGATTTAATCGTACATCTATTTAAATATATAGGAATTGCAAGTAGAGAAAAAACAGAGGAAGAAATCACTACTGAAAGCCTAGAAGAAGATAGTGAGGAATGGTGGTTATGAAAGCTTTTTATTTAAATAGAACAGAAGACGAATCTGGTATATCTGGTACTGGTCGAATAGCTCAAGGTTTTATTTTTGACAATGGGAAAGTTTGCTTGACTTGGTTGTCTGAGCACCCCTCAATTACAATATATGATAATATTGGAGAAGTTCGAGCAATTCATGGTCATGGCGGAAAGACTGAGCTTGTTATGGAGCCTGACTATAAAAGAGCATTTGGAGAATTAAAATCATTTATAGAGGGGTTTTCTTTGTCAGATATTGCAAAAGAAAAACTACCTTCGGAATCATCGGCAGGAAAACTGCTAACTAAAAACTAACTATTATGTGGAACCTTTTTATACTCTCAAACTTGATGCAGCATGGAAACCTATTGAAATCATTGATGGCTTCAAGGGTTTCAATATGTGTTACACAGGGAGAGCGAACATGGTTGTAAATTATAGTGATGGATTTTTTCCTGCGGTTATTGTTTTAAAAAATTATATAAGAAAAGATTTCATGAGCTATTCATGTAACAGAAAAAATGTTATCTGGAGAGATAAAAATATATGTCAATATTGTGGCAACAGATTTTGTTTCTCTGATTTGACGATGGACCATGTAATCCCTAAGTCTCGTGGGGGAAATAGGGAATGGACAAACATTGTGGCATGTTGTAAGCGATGTAATTCTAAAAAAGGAAACAGAACCCCGCAAGAAGCTAGGATGCCTCTCATAAAGAAACCAGTGGTTCCCAAATGGAATATTAAAGTTCTTTTAAGAGACAGAAAAATACCAAATGAATGGAGAGATTTTTTATGAATTATAGACCGCTACCCTCAACAGTTTGCATCAAGGAGTCTAAGATACACGGATGCGGATTATTTGCAAAAGAAGATATAGAAAAAGGACATGAGTTCGGTATAACTCATGTAGCAGATGCACGATTTGAAAATGGATATATAAGAACTCCGCTTGGCGGATTTTTCAATCACAGTGAAGAGCCAAATTGTGAAACATATTTAAAAAAAGACTTAATATGCCTTAGAACTTTAAGAGAAGTTAAAGAAGGCGAAGAGCTCACTGTGAAATATTGGCTATACAAAATAAAGTAGGAGTAACAAAATGAATGATGATAATAGCACATTTAATAAAGGCACTATTGATGAGATTGTGAAAAAATGTAAAGAAGATAAAACTGGTCGTACTGGTGTTGTGATGCAACAAATAATGGATGTATCAGAAAGAGCAGGAAAATACGGCTTTACATTACAAGAGCTTTCGATAATAGCGACAACAGGCTGGTACCTTTCAAAAAACCCAGCCCTTAGAGAATTTTTTGATAATTTAATGAACATGTCACCCCCTGACGAGGATGATGAGGTTTATAATTGATCTTTGGGAGGCAAAAAGCCTCCCATTTTGCTATTTATGTTATAACATGGAGATAGTAAATGAAACTAACAGAATCAAGAATTAAAGAGATTATCTTAGAAGAGATAAATAATATGAATGAAGAAGATATGACTGCTGATTCTTTAGAACCAAAAGCTATGGATATAATTAAGAGTCTTCCACCAGAAGATCAAGCGATTGTAGCTCAATACATAACCTCTTTAAAGGAAAGCAAATAATGAACAAAAAAAGTTTTTTAAAAAAAATATCTAATCATCGTTTGGTTAAAATGCTTGAGCAAAACAATATTGTTTCTAAAAAAAACTTGGCCACTCTCATAGTAGAAGAAATCTCAGCACAATTAAAAAAAGAGATAGATGGAGCCATAACAGCTATGGATCAAGCATTATTGCCAGGCCCGCTTTCTGATACACTAAAGTCAGATGCTGAGGAGAGAATACAGGCAATAGAAAAAATGATAGGCGAAGACGAATATCCAGAGGAATATAAAGTTGCCTTAGAAAAATACAGAAATCAGGATAAAACTCCAGAACCAGAGGAAACAGAAGCTTCAGTTAAGCCGGAACCAGAGGTTGCTCAACCAGAGGATGAAGATGATGATCCAGTTGGTCCTGAAGAGGCCCCTGTTTCTGAACCAGAAGATGAGTTTGACCCAGAAGCCGAAGACCTAGAAACTCTTAAAAGTGTATCAAAAGAATTTATTGATACATTTTATGAAAAGGAGTTTTTATCTCAACAGGGTGAACTCATTACTTCTGTTTTAAATGAATTAGCAAAAATTGTTGAAAAGGAAGAGCAAGAAAAAGCAGCTCGCCGCTCTAAAAGTCAAGACTCCTCTGTAGTATCAGAGCAAGAAGAGTCTAATTTAGATAAAAATGACATGAGAAACATACAAGTTGATTTAAAATCTTTCTTAAGACTGTTAAGAAAATCAAAAGCAGTGTTATCTAAATTTGAAGAACTTAGAGCTAAAGGTAGTGTCGTTGCACCATCCTATAAAAAAGATTTTATGAAAGTATTATCTAGAATCCAAAGTAATATCGCCACTTTAGTAAAGGATTTATCTGGTGTCACTTCTCTGAATGAAGCAGTAGACAAATCAGAGACTTTAAAAAAATGGGATGTCATAGAGAAAGGATACAAGATAGCTGCTCGTGCATTATCTAATATCGAAGCAGCAGGCACAACACCTGCGGAGTCTTTTGATATGGAAAAAAATGTAAAAGATGCATATGATGCCTTAATGAGCATCACAGGGTACTTTCCAACAGTTAATCCTTTTGGTGCAAAAACTACCAATTTTAACGAATATAGTAGCAAATATGATTTTGCAATTGATGAAGTCAAGAATGCAATAAGAGACATTTTGGAATTATCACAAGGTAGAGGTGGAAGAAATACAGCAGCTAATGCCATCGAAGCATTAAAGGATTTTTCTGGTCAAATTCAAAGTATATTTGGAGAAAATGCTTCATCTCAATTTAAAGACTATAAAATTGACAAAGAATCAGAGGCTTATTCCGAAGAAAGACCCTTGGTTGCTATGGTAGAATTGGATGACGAAACTTTAACAAACATTAAAGACGAACTAAAGAAAGAAGCTGCAACAGATCTGGACGATCCAACCGAAGTTATACAGAAAATTGCATCTGAAACCCATGAACAGCTTGATGACGAAACAAAGACAAAGGTTTCTGTAGAAGAGGTACTGGAAGCCACAGAGATGATATATCAAGAGTTAGACGGCAGCGATGAAACAGCAATGTTAACTGATTTAGCTTCTTTAATTCCTTCACTTCAAAAGTCAGTTGGTGATTACAAAGAGGAGTATGGTCCTGAGCAGAATGATTACATTGATGCATTTAGTCAAGCAGTTTTTGAGGTTTTACAAGAAGATGATCTAATTGGAGATCGTGATAATCCTAAATTCAAGTCCAAATCGGCTCTTAGACCACAAAGAACCCAAGATGGCACAGAGATATTTAGGGAATCCAGAACAAATGTATTAGAAAAATTAACCGATAAACAAAAATCAAAAATTAAAAGTAAAATTCCAAAGGATCAGAGTGAGTGGTATCAAAATTACATAAAGACGAATAAACCAACTACTTGGTTTGATCAAAAAAAAGATTTTTCTGATTTAATTTTCTCCATGGTTGATCTAAAAATAATAGAATACTTTTCTAAAAAACAAGCTAAATCTGGAGAGCCAAGTTGGAAGAAATATGGCCTAAATGATCGTGAGATAATGGCTATAAATAAGCTTAAAGAATTTTTATCTTCTAAGCTTGAGATAAATGAAGAACAGATCATGTTAAATGATCAAGAAATAGAGTTTATAAAAGAATTTATATCAAAAAATGAACAATATAAAAATGATTTGATGATGGCTTTAAGAAAAATATCTGACTCTAAAATAGGTGAACAGTTTAAGAGCTGGGCTGGTTTTAAAAAATTTAAAAAGTCCGAACCAAAACCAGCACCCTCAATAGCTGTGCAAAAAGAGCAGGCAATAAAAGTGATAGATTCTTTAATCAACGAGATGCTACAAAAAGGAAATTAAATGGCTAAAAAAACATATGTTATAGATACAAGTGTATTCCTTAGTGATGCAAATGCACTGTTTCGTTTCAAGAATAATGATATTGTATTACCAATAAAAGTTCTTGAAGAGATTGATAAGCACAAGAAACGACAAGATTCCGTTGGATTCAATGCTCGCCTTATAATAAAACACCTTGATGCTCTTCGGGCAAAAGGCTCTCTTTCAAAGGGTCTTCGTCTTGGAAAAGGCATGGGTATTTTAAGGGTTGCGAAAGAATCCTCTGATCTTCCAAAAGATCTTGATTTTAATATACCAGATCACCAAATCCTTTCCGTTGCTTTTCATGAAAATTTACAAAATGAAAAACGAAAAGTTATTGTGGTTTCTCGTGATGTTAACATGAGGGTTATTGCTGATTCTCTTGGGTTGTTAGCAGAAGATTATGAAACAAATTCAATAGTTGAAAATAAAGATAAAGTATATGAAGGTTATGCTGAGGTCTTGGTTGACGATGAATTTATTGAGCAGTTTTATGAAGGAAAGGAAATGTTCCTTGAGGAATCAGCAGTAAAAGAGAAATTATATCCAAACCAATTTCTTCTTCTTATTTCATCAAGCAATCCAAAAAAGTCTGCCATTTGTCGATTTTCCGAGTTCAAAAGCCCTTTAAAAAGAATCAATGTTAAGGACTACTCTAAGTCTTGGGGAATCGTTCCTCGCAATAAAGAACAGACATTTGCCTATGATTTACTGTTTGACGATGACATCCCCTTGGTGTCTTTGATCGGTAGGGCTGGTTCTGGTAAAACCCTTATGGCAATAGCTGCAGGTCTCGAACAGTGCTTAGGTATTGCTGAGAGAAAATATAAGAAAATCGTTGTATCTCGTCCTGTGCAACCTATGGGGAAGGATATTGGTTTCTTACCAGGAACAATGGAAGAGAAAATGTTGCCATGGCTTATGCCAATTCATGATAACCTTGAATTGGTCCTTGGAAACAAAGCACAGATCAAATCTTATTTTGAGAAGGGACTAATTGAGGTTGAAGCTCTGACCTACATAAGAGGTCGATCAATTTCAAATGCTTTTATAATAATAGATGAGGCACAAAACCTTACCGCCCATGAAGTTAAAACAATTATCACTCGTGTTGGAGAGAACACAAAAATTATTTTAACCGGTGATATAGAACAAATAGATAACATTTATACCAACGAAACATCTAATGGATTAACTTATGCCATTGAAAAGTTCAAGAAAGCTGAATTGTCTGGCCACATAACTTTTAGAAAAGGTGAGAGATCTAAAATAGCAACCTTGGCATCAAAGGTTTTATAGACTAATTATATCTTTTTATTTGACAATCAATTGTATATCTGTTATAATATATTATAATTGGAGTTATCAATGAGATGGTTAAATGAATCAATAAATAGATCAAAAAAATTAAAGGATAAATATAGTTTGTATGACATGGAAATTTTTATAAAAGACCCGCTACCAGAAGATATTGATATGGATTTTGTTCTTAGGTATATTAAGAGCAGGGTGCCAATAAATCTTTTTCGTGGTGTTGATATGATTTATATCGGACAGTTTTCATATCTTAGTGATAGGGAAGTGAATGCTCTGTATATGGATGGTGCGATTTATTTGACAAATAAACAAGAAGATGATAAAGATATAATAGATGACATCATTCACGAGCTTGCTCATTCTCTAGAAGAAATATATGGTCATTTGATCTATGATGATGGAAGAATAGAAAGAGAATTTCTTGGCAAAAGAAAAAGACTGTTTCATGAACTCTTTCATCATGACTATGATCCACCAGAGCAAATTCAATATAAAGTTGATTATTCTAGTGATATTGATGATTATTTTTACAAAACTGTAACCTACGATGTGATGTGGAATTTTATAACTGGAGGTCTTTTCCCATCACCCTATGCTGCAACTTCTATTAGAGAATATTTTGCAAAAGGATTTGAAGAGTATGTTATGGGTAACCAAAAAGATCTTAAGCAGACTTGCCCTGTTCTTTTTGAGAAAATAAAATTATTGTATAAAATGGAGGACTAATGCATATATCTTATTCAGAATTAAAAACTTGGGCCGAGTGTCCATATAAAAGAAAACTTTCTTATGTAGATAGGGTTAAGAAGTTTATTGGAAATGAATTTACAGCTTTTGGTAGAGCACTTCATTTTTTATGTGAAAATCTTGTCTTTGATAGAGTCGAAGACCCAGAGGACTTTTTTAATCTTGCATTTGAAAAAGAACTTGTATCAATTGGCAAAGAAGAAAATAAATTAATTTCCGAGATGCGAGAACAAGCAAAACAAATTCACCCTTTGATTATGCCCGAACTTACTAAAATCTTTGGTGAATATGAGGTATTTTCGGTTGAAGAACAGCTCTATCAAAACATCAAGGATGGAGAGGTGCCCTACAAGTTTAAAGGCTTTATAGATCTCGTAATTAGGACAGAAGATGGAAAGTTTCACATTATTGATTGGAAGACATGTTCATGGGGCTGGGATGCTAAAAAGAAATCAGATAAGTTCATTACATATCAGCTTACTTTATATAAAAAATTTTGGTGTGAGAAGTATGAAGTTGATCCAAAGCTAGTTGAAACTCACTTTGCTCTCTTGAAGAGAACAGCGAAAAAAAATAATGTTGAGATATTCAGAGTTACCTCCGGTCCTCGCAAAGTTGAAAATGCAACAAAACTACTCACAACTGCCTTAATTCATATTTCTAAAGGGAACCATGTGAAAGACAGAAGATCCTGCAGAGGCTGTGAATTTTACAAAACAGAATTTTGTAAATAAAAATAAAAAAAATACTTGACAAGTTTAGAGTACCGTGTTATACTATAAATAACAACAAGAGGTACACCTTGAATAAGAAAATTAAAATATTAACATTATCAGACCACCCCCTGTCTCCGTCTGGTGTTGGGACTCAAACAAAATATATGTGCGAAGCTCTTCTCAACACCGGACGGTATTCCATTGTGTCTTTAGGGGGAGCCATTAAGCACAATGATTACACACCCCAATTAATTGATCCTTACGGTGAAGATTGGAAGATTGTCCCAGTAGATGGCTATGGATCACCAGAGATGATTCGTTCGGTTCTCCGTACAGAGAAGCCGGACATTTTGTGGTTTATGACTGATCCAAGATTTTGGGGATGGCTATGGCAGATGGAAAATGAGATAAGACCATTACTGCCGATGGTTTATTATCATGTATGGGACAACTATCCTGTACCAATGTATAACAGAAATTATTATCTCTCAAATGATGCTGTAGCTACAATTTCAAAAGTAACTGATAATATTGTTGCAGAAGCAGCTCCAGAGGTTGAAAGGAAATACATCCCTCATGCTGTGGACTCTCAGGTTTTTAAACCATTAGCTCCAGGGCAGAAAAAAGAATTTCGTAAGAATTCACTACCAGAATCTGATCATGACAAGGTTATTTTCTTCTGGAATAACAGAAATGCTAGAAGAAAACACTCAGGAACACTGATTTATTGGTTCAAAGAGTGGCTTGATAAAAATGATCTTCACGATAAAGCACAACTTATCATGCACACAGACCCAAAAGACCCTCATGGTCAAGATCTGGTACACATTGTTGAGCATCTTGGGCTCAATGACAGACAAGTTCTGTTGTCAAACCAAAAAGTACCCCCCGAACATTTAGCTGCCATGTATAACATGGTAGACTGCACAATTAATATTTCAGATGCAGAAGGCTTTGGCCTCGCAACCTTGGAATCCTTGTCATGCGGAACCCCTATTATCGTAAATATGACAGGTGGTCTTCAAGAGCAAGTTACTAACGGAAAAGATTGGTTTGGCATTGGCCTCCTCCCCTCCTCTAAAGCCATCATTGGGTCCCAAGATGTTCCTTATATTTATGAAGATAGAATTGATAAAGCACAGTTTTTATCTGCATTATCTAAAATATATCACATATCCTCAGAGGAAAGACAAAAAATGGGTATGCTTGGATTTCAGCATGTTCAAGAAAACTATAGCTTCAAGAAGTTTGAAGAAACATGGGTAAGTTTTATGGATAATATAGTGGAAAAAAATGGTTCTTGGGAAACAAGAAAAAATTATAATGGTATTCGTTTTGAGGAGATTGCATGAAAAAGAAAATTTTAGTTAGAGGCCCTGTTCTTTCACAATCAGGTTATGGAGAACAAGCTAGGTTTGCCTTAAGGGCATTAAAATCCCAAGAAGATAGGTTTGAAGTATTTATTTTACCAGTTAATTGGGGAAAAACAGGTTGGGTTTGGAAAGATTCCGAACTTCGTAATTGGATGGATGAAAGAATTACATTAACCCAGATTTTGGCTCAAAGAGGCCAACTACAAGTGGATATATCTCTACAGATCACCATTCCAAATGAGTTTGAAAAGATAGCTCCAGTTAACATCGGGTTCACTGCCGGAATAGAAACCAACAAGTGTGCCCCAGGGTGGCTTGTTAAGTGTAACGACATGGAAAAAGTATTGGTTGTTTCTAATCATGCAAAAAGTTCTATTGTTGATACCGTAGCCGAAGCAACAAATGACCAAACTGGTCAAAAAATGGACTATAAAGTAGAAAAGCCGGTCTCAGTTGTTTGGGAAAACACAGAGAGATCTGAGCCTGAGCCAATTCATAATGTTGAACTTAAACATGATTTTAATTTCTTAGCAATATCACAGATTTCTGCTCGTAAAAATTTTGACAATACATTAAAATGGTTTGTTGAAGAGTTTATAGACCAAGAGGTTGGATTGGTTGTTAAGACTAACATAGCAGCGAATTCAATCATGGATTGGTCATATCTTAAGAAAAGAGTTAAACAAATATTAAGTCCATATCCAGATCGTAAATGCTCTGTATATCTTCTCCATGGAGATCTATCAAATGGCCAAATGACATGGTTATATCAACATGAAAAGATTAAAAACTTTGTTAATATTGCTCATGGTGAAGGTTTTGGTCTCCCTCTATATGAGGCAGCAAGAGAAGGATTACCAGTAACTACAATTGGTTGGTCTGGGCAGCTTGATTTCTTACATCATGATGGTAAAAATTATTTTAATGAAGTAGAATATTCCATGAGACCAGTTCAAGCTGAAGCAGTATGGCCAGGTGTAATTGAAAAAGAGTCAATGTGGGCTTATGCTGATCAAGGATCGTTTAAGATGGCTTTAAGAAAAGCTTACAAAGAAAATGATGAAATGAAAAAGCAAGCCATGGAACTAAAGCCTTTAGTAGATGAGAAGTTTTCCGATGAAGTTTTATTTGAAAGGTTTTGTAACGAGATAGATGCTCGTACACAAGAAGAACTGGAGTGGCAAACCATCTTAAATAATGTGGAACTTTCTTAATGAAAATTGTTTTTATAGCAGATTTTTTTAAGGACGATTTGATTGGTGGAGCCGAAGTAAATGACTCTGTTTTAATTTCCAGATTATCAGACAAAGGTGTAGTAGTTAAAAAAATAAAATGTCATAATTTAAGCGATGAAGATATTATCACAAATGATGTCTTCATCGTTTCTAATTTTGTAAATATGTCTGAAAGACATAAGAATATGATTATGATAAAAAAATATATTATATACGAACATGATCACAAATATTTAAGATCTAGAAACCCTAGTGTTTTTCCTAGTTTTGAACCACCAGAATCAGAGCTTGTAAATGTTGAATTTTATAAAAAAGCTCATAAAGTTGTTGTTTTAAGTGAAATATGCAAAACGATTTTAGAAAAATCACTTAAAATCGATAATGTTATTAGCATAGGTTGTTCTTTGTGGTCAAAAGAAAAATTAAATTTT